CGGCGTGGAAAATCGGGTGAATTGTCTGGGAAGCCCCACCGGGTAAAGCCGGGGGTAATCAGCAGCCAAGCCGCGCATGTAAGGCGCAAGCCCTAGGGGCGCGGAAGGTTCGACGGCTAGGCGGGTGACGAAAGAATAACCCCGCCCACGAGCGCCCGACACCTCGCCAGAGGTGATGATATAGCCTGGGCTCGCTGGTAACAGCGAGAAGTGCGGTTTAAACGGCCGCACGGTAACAAGACCGATGATCTACCTTCTGTCACCAAGTGACACACCGTTTACCACCAATGTCGGAAGAGGCACGGCTGACGCGGTGTTGCACGAATGGCAGACGGATTCTCTCGCTGCCATAAACCTAAACAACGCGCAATTTCAAGGAGATGATATAGCCACATTTTCGGCCGCGTCAGTGACGGCGCGCCTCGGAAATAGGACTCAAATAAGCCGGAAGGAGGTTATTATTTCCGGCACACTCGACGCCGTGAACAAAGCCGGCCGGCGTACTGAACTCGCCTACCAGATGACGAAAAGAGCGAAAGAACTCAAAATCGACATTGAGGGCATTTTGCTCAGCAACCAGGCCAAGGTGGTTGGCGCAGCGGCTACGGCGCCGTTGTGTGCTGGCATCCTGGCGTGGTTGAAAACGAACACTGCCAATGTTGTCGCTGGTGGAAGTAATCCCGTAGGCGACGGCAGCAACGGCAGGACGGACGGCACTACTCCGGTGGCGATTACCGAGGTGATGCTGAAGGCGGCCATGAAGTCGGTTTACACCAATTCCAGTGAAGACTTGGATGTGATCATGGCGGGCGCCAGTAACAAGCAAGCGATCTCGGCCTTTACTGGGGGAGCCCAAAAAATGGTCGATGTCATGAAACAAGAAACTGTCGCGACAGTCGACGTCTGAACGATTGGACCTTCAGGCGGCGACGCCTGTCGAAAACCGGGTGAATTGCAAGGATACCCCTCTGGGGCAATTTGCAGCCAAGCCGCATATGTAACGCGAGAGCGCCAGGGATGCGGAAGGTTCACAGACTAGGCGGTGAGGAAACAATAACCCGCCCACGAGTGCCCGGCCACTCATTGAGTGGATGACATAGTCGGAGCTGCCGGGCAACCGGCAGAAGCGCGGATAAAGAGCCGCGTGATAACATAACTGATGTCGGAGACTTCCATACTGTTAGGATTATACCTAACAGGTTTCAGCGTGTGCGTGATGTCTTTCTACTGAACTGGTCATATTGGTCAGTTGATTGGCTAAGGCCCATCACGCAGGTCCCCTTAGCTAAGACAGGCGATGCGGAAAAGCGCATGTTAATTGGCGAATACACGCTTGCCGCGAAAAATGAAGCATCATCGGCCTTGATCGCCGATCTCACGGCACCTTAAAGTTGCAGCGATAGTTGCCGAGGTGAGCGGACGGGTACGCCGGCAGCGGCGTGGTCTTCCTCCCTCATTCGGTTATTTTTGCTGACGTTGTCGAAGGGTGTCAGATATTGCAGGTTCCACGGCACGTGGAGCCCGCTGATCCGATACCCTTCGGCAGTCATCCCGCGAAGCGGCACGATGTGGTCGACGTGCATGTCTCGCGGACAGTGTTTGTACACTTCATAAATTTCGGCGATGACGACCCATGCAGGTGTTTGCCGGGTTTCTCGTAATCGGCGCGTCGCGGTTTGAGCGCGTCTTATGTCAGGGTTTTCCCTCGTCCACCGCTTTGATTGCTCGCGGTTATAGGCGCGGGCCTTGTCGAGATTCGCCTGCCGCCAACGGTGCGCCTGTTTCAATCCGGCGGCGCGAGACTTCTCGGGGTTTTCGGCGCGATTCCGACGCGCCCATTCGCGGTTGTAGGGACGGCGGGCGACCTTGGTTGTCTGTTTCCACTGCCGCTTGTATTCGCGAACGTGCTCCTTGTTTGCGATGGCGTATTGGCGCGCATATTCAAGTTGGCTATCTCTGTTTTTGAGATAGCGCAAATGGTCGTATTCCTGCTTGGCGGTGCGCCGCTTAGCAGTCTTCTCGTCAGGGGGTACAGTCTGGTCAGCCATCGACTTGCGCTCCATACGCGGGTCGGGGTTAGGCGGTAGGGCGGCGCCGTCAACGTCGCCCTGCTGCCGATTATATAGGTGATGGCGGCGCTTCGGCGCCGCCTTTTCGTTGGGGTCATTTATGGCGCACCAATACTACTTCGATCACGATCCGCTGACCGGGGCGGTCGAGACGTTTGAGCACGACGAGCTGACCGGCATCAGCACGATCCACCGCAAGGCGGATGTCGGCCCGATCATCGAAACCAACAAGCGGCTGCAGACGGCCGATGGTTTCACCGGCTGGACCGGCCCGGAAAAGGACTTGCGCCTGGCAGCGCGCATTCCGATCGAGGTGGTGAATTTGTGGCGGCAACTCTACGGCATTGACGCGATGAAGGCCGAGCACGGCCAGGCGGTCTTGCGGCTGCTCAATTCGAGCGAATGGCGCTACTTGCGCACCAACACCTCCAGATTGTAGGCGAATATGCCGTTTGACTCGTACCAAAGCCTCCGAGAAGCGGTCCTGAGCTGGATCGCCCGCCCGGGCGACCTGCTGGTGGCGCCGAGCGTGCCGGACATGATCACGCTATTCGAGCGCGAGGCCCGGCGCCGGCTGCGCGTCGGAGACGCCGAGGTGCGGGCGGTGCAAACCGTCTCGGGCACCGCCGCGGTGGCGTTGCCGGCCGACTGCCGCGAATTGCGTCTGGTCACCAGCGGCGGCTTCCCGCTCGCCTACGTGACGCCGATGGAATTGTCCGGCGGCGCCGGGCAGCCGCGCCAGTACACCTTGCACGGCCGCGAGCTGCGCCTCGGCCCCGCTCCGAGCGGCAATGTCACGGTCGAGATCCTCTATCAGATCGGGGTGCCGCCGCTTAGCGACGCCAACCCCACCAACTGGCTGCTCACCGAGCACCCCGACGCGTATCTGTACGGTGCCCTCGCCAACGCCGAAGCCTTCATCGGCCACGACGAGCGCATCCAGCTTTGGCTGGCGGCGCGCGAGGCCGCCTTCGCCAGCATCGAGCAGGCCGACCGCAAGGCACGCTGGGCCGGCCCGCTGACGATCCGCCCCGAGCTTTACGGCGCCCCGGCCACCGGCAATGCCTGGACCGTGGTGGCGCCGGCTTCCGCGCCCGGCGCCCCGATCCAGATCGTCCAGACCACCACTCTGCCGTTCGGTTCGACCGGCGATGTCAACGTCGCCAACGCCGCCGGCGCGCCGATCACCATTACATTGCCGCCGAGCCCGGCGCTCGGTCAGTGGCTCAAGATCAAGGACGTGCTCGGTAACGCCGGCGCCTGGCCGATCACCATCGTCGCCGCCGTCGCCGTGCTGGTCTCGGATAGCGGGCTGGTGCTGACCAGCGACAGCGGTGCCGTGCTAACCGTCCCGAGCCTGATCGACGGCAACCCTACCTACCAGCTTTTGAGCAATTACGGCTCCATCGAAGTCTATTGGATGGGCACGCAATGGGGGACGCGCTAATGCGCCGAGTTAGCGCGTTTGCCCTCGGGTTTGCGCTGCTGGCGCCGCCCGCCATGGCGCAGACGACGTTCAATTTTTCCGACATGGTCACCCAGGCGCCGCCGGCAACCGTCCCGTTCGGGACGGCCGACCGTCTGCCCATCGTCCAGGGCGGGCAGACCCACTCGGTGGCGCCGACCGCGTTGGGCGGTGGTGGCGGCGCCGACATCCGGCAATTCGGCTGCGTCCTCGACGGCAGCACCGACGACACCACTTGCGCCCAGGCGGCGGTTGCCTGGCTGAAATCGACCGGCGGCCCGCTGTGGATGCCCGCCAACAAGACCATGGCAATCTCGCAAACGCTCGATATCTCGGCGTCGAACTGGCGCTGGCAATGTCTGACGGGCTACGCGACGACGCATAACATAGCTCCGTCGTCCGGTAGTGGTAGCTGCGTCATCAAATGGATTGGTGGCACGCCGGCCAGCGGCTACATGATCACCGACATCGCGCCGACAGGTTCAACCACAAATCAGTCTCTACAAGGTCAGCATTTGATTGGCCTGACCCTGAACGGTAACGGCATCGCTGGCGGTGGGGTTCATGTTGCTACCGTCAAGGACAGCGAGTTCGGTCAAATCTATTGTACCGGTTTCAACGGCGGCACCGGGCCTGGATCTAAGCCCTGCGTAAACTTTGATGTGGTTCACAGCACGTCGACCAATTTCGGCGAGGGTTGCGATAACCTCCGCTTGAACATCTACG